ATCCATCTACAGTTAAAAAACTTCAGGAAACGACTCAAACATTAAAGGACATTAGTGTATCGGCGGAGAATGTAATTTCTTTCTACAATACTGGTGCAAAAATATTGAACTCCCTTACCACTACAACGTTGCCTATCATCAGTTCGGGAACCAGTAATAAAGCAAAAAAAGCTGTTTCTAAGATAACAGGTTAAAGTGGTGATAAAAGTATGAGACTATCAAATACTGCTACTCCGAAATATTACAAAATATTTAGGGATGCTGTATTAAGGGGCGATATACCAGTTTGTGAAAATATTTCTATGGAGATGAATAGGATTGATAGGTTAATAAAGAATCCTAATTATTACTATGATGAGGAAGCTGTTGAAAAATGGATCAGTTTTTGTGAACATGAATTAACATTAACAGATGGCCAGCCTTTGCATCTATTAGATAGTTTTAAGCTATGGGGAGAAGAGATATTTGGTTGGTATTACTTTGTTGAACGAAGTGTATACGAACCATATTCTAATAGAAAAGGCGGCCATTATGTAAAGAAAGTAATAAAGAAAAGATTAGTTAATAAACAATTTCTAATCGTAGGTAGAGGGGCTGCTAAGTCTTTATACGATACTTGTATACAGGGATATTTCTTGATATGTGATACTGAAACATCGCAACAAGTTACCGCAGCTCCAACTGTAAAACAATCTGATGAAGTACTTGCCCCATTAAGAACTGCCATAACAAAATCTCCTGGTCCATTGTTTAAGTTCCTAACACAAGGTTCACTACAATCAACTTCTAATTCAGCTTTAAGACCAAAGTTATATTCTTCTAAAAAAGGTATTGAAAATAAGTTAACCAATTCAATACTTGAATCCAGACCAATGACAATCGATAAGTTTCAGGGTATGAGATGTAAGGTCGTTACCATTGACGAATGGTTGTCTGGAGATACAAGAGAAGATGTAACCACGGCTGCTGAACAAGGAGCTTCTAAATTAGATGATTATCTTATAATTGAATCTAGTTCGGAAGGGGTTGTTAGAAATGGTCCTGGTGATGGAATTAAAATGGAACTAATGAAGATATTAAAGGGCGAATACCAAGATGATCATACTTCTATATTTTGGTATAAGCTTGATGATATTTCAGAGGTCGGTGATCCATATTATTGGGTAAAAGCACAACCAAATATTAGCATTACAGTTACTTATGAAACTTACCAGAGAGATGTTGATAAGGCAGAAAACAGTCCAACTGCAAAAAATGAAATACTAGCAAAGAGATTTGGTATTCCATCAGAAGGGTATACATATTTCTTTACTTATGAAGAAACAAAAGTTCATCCTTATAGAGAATATTGGCAGATGCCATGTGTAATGGGTGCTGATTTATCTAAAGGAGGAGATTTCTGTGCATTTGTATTTTTATTTCCGTTAAATGGTGATGCCTTTGGAATTAAGTGTTTGAATTTCATTTCTGAATACACTCTTGATAAACTACCTGGGCCATTACGAGTAAAATATGATGAATTTATTAAAGAAGGATCACTGATTGTCTTAAACGGTACTGTTCTTGATATGGATATTGTATATGAAGAAGTTGATTCGTATATTACAAAAAATGAATATTCGATTAATGCCTTTGGTTACGATCCATATAATGCAAAAGTATTCGTTACAAGATATACAGTTGAAAATTCTGAGTATGGTGTAGAAAAAGTTATTCAGGGAGCTAAAACAGAATCAGTTCCGCTAACAGAAATAAAGAAACTTGCCGAGCAAGGATTATTGTTATTTGATCAATCCATTATGTCATATACAATGGGAAATTGTATTACTATTAAGGATACTAATGGTAATTTAAAATTGTATAAGATGAATTATGAAGCAAAGATTGATGATGTAGCTGCTTTAATGGATGCATTTGTAGCCTATAAACTAAACAAAGATAATTTCTAAAATAGGAGGTCTAAATAATGGCAGTTTTTATGTCCAGAGTTAAATCTGGTTGGAATGCTTTTAAGGGGAGAGATCCCACATCAATGGAATTTTTAAAACCAGTGGAAAGTGGTAGTGTATCATCATCAAGACCTGATAGGATGCGCTTTACGGGTGGTAATCTAAGATCAATAGTATCGAAGGTGTACAATAAAATTGCAGTCGATGCAACTCAAATAAATTTCAATCATGTTCGGTTGGATAATGATGGAAATTTCAAAGAGATAATTGATAGCACATTGAATAATTGTTTGACAATAGAGGCAAATTTGGATCAATCAGGAAAAGCATTGATCCAGGATATTGTTCAGTCTTTATTCGATGAGGGTTGCATTGCAATTGTACCAACTGACACAGATGAGGATCCAAACGTAGGAAAGTATGACGTCTTAACATTAAGGGTTGGTAAAATATTAGAGTGGTATCCTAATAGTGTTAAAGTCAGAGTATATAATCAGGATACCGGTCGATACTCTGACATATTCATGAAAAAGTCTGCTTGTGCTATCATCGAGAATCCTTTTTATGCAATTATGAATGAACCAAATTCAACTGCACAGCGTCTTATAAAAACAATAAATAGTTTAAATAAGGCGAATGAACAAACTACTTCAGGGAAACTTGATCTTATATTCCAGCTTCCGTATGTTATTAAAAACGAACAGAAAAAGGCGGAAGCAAAAAAGAGAAAAGCAGATTTGGAGGAGCAGCTGGATGAATCCAAACATGGCATTGCTTATGTTGATGCTACGGAGCATGTTACTCAGTTAAATCGTTCTATTGATAATTCTCTTTGGGAGCAGGTAAAAGAATTAACTCAGGAGTTGTATAATGAGTTAGGACTTACTCAGGCTATTCTTGATGGATCTGCTTCAGAAGAAGAAAATATTAATTATTTCAACGGTTCAATTGCGCCAGTATGCGATGCTATTGTTGATGGTATGACAAGGATATTCTTGACAAAGACTGCCATTACTCAGAAACAAAGGGTTGTATATTATCGTGATCCATTTAAATTGGTACCAGTATCACAACTTGCTGATATTGCTGATAAGTTTAGAAGAAATGAGATTATGAAATCAAATGAAATCAGATCTAAAATTGGTTTGAAGCCGTTAGATGATGAGAAAGCAAATGATCTAAGTAATCCAAACATTAACAAGTCCAATGAAGAGTTGACTGGTACAAAAACAAAAGTGGATCCAAATATTGATGTACAAAATAAAGATAAGGAGGAACAAATGTGAAAGCAGGTTATGATTTTGGCGGGTATGTATCAAAAACCGACGTGCAATGCACGGACGGAACAACCATTCGCGATGGAGCATTTGCTGACATGGATGGCAAAAAAGTCCCTTTAATGTGGAATCATCAACACGATGATGTTAATCAAACAATTGGGCATGCAATTCTTGAAAGCAGACCGGATGGGACCTATGCTTACGGATATTTGAATGATTCGGCATCAGCTCAGGCAGCCAGTGCTTCGTTGTTACATGGCGATGTTGATGCTTTAAGTGTATGTATCCGCAACATTGTGAGAAAAGGCGGTGATATTCTTCATGGAGTAATTCATGAAGTATCTCTGGTGTTAGCTGGAGCAGATCCGGGGGCTAGGATTGACAGTATCATTGAACATGGAGAAGAATCATCTGACTCTGCAATTCTCGAATTTGTAGGTTTTGATGATTTGTATATCAACCATGCCTCATTGAAAAAAGAAGATGAGGAACCAACCAAAGAACCGGAAAAACAAACTGAAGATACAAAGAAATCTCCTGAAAAAGATGTAAGTGTGTCTGATATTTGGGAAGGGTTCAATGATGAACAGAAAAAAGCAGTAGCAATCATTGTTGGTAAGATGGTTGAGGATCAGAAAAAAGAACCGCCTGTAAAACATTCGGAAAATGTAGAACCACCAAAAACCGAAGATAAAGGTGTTGCGGTTTCTGAAAAAAAACCAAAGACAATTGAAGAATTGCTTGATAGTCTGTCTGAAGAGCAGGCTAAAGCAGTTAACATGGTAATTGCTTCCATTAAAAGTGGAAAGACAGATCTTATAAAAGGTAAAAAAGAAGTGGCAGATGCATTATCATCGGTTGACCCAGAAACAAAATCGGCCATAGAAGCACTACTTGGATCTGTGATTACTGCAACAAAAACAACAAATACAAAGAAAGTAGGAGGAAATGAAATGAAGCATAATGTATTTACTGAAAACGGAAGTGATGGTGGATCTGATAGAGATATGATTTGTCATGCAGATCAGGTTGCTATTATTAGCGGGGCCAAGAAGGCAAAAACATCTCTTAAGGACTACATCTATGATGCGGCTGAAGCAGGTGAGATCAAGCATGCAGTTGATTCAAACGGTAAGACCGTTAGTTATGGTATTGCTGATATTGATTACATGTTCCCGGATGCAAGAACTATTAACAATGAGCCGGAACTGATCAAGAGAAAAACTGAGTGGGTTGATAAGGTTATGTCTGCAATTCATCGTACACCATTCAGCAGAGTAAAGTCAATTCTTGCTGATATTACGGCCGATGAAGCTCGTGCCCGTGGTTATGTTAAGGGTAACCAGAAGATGGAAGAAGTTATTACGCTTCTTAAGAGAGTAACTGAACCCCAGACAGTCTATAAAAAACAGAAATTTGACAAGGATGACATTGACGACATTGTTGATTTCAACGCAGTTGCCTGGGTTAAATCTGAGATGCAGATGATGCTTATGGAGGAAATTGCAAGGGCTTGCCTGATTGGGGATGGTCGTAGTACTTCTTCTGATGATAAGATTAAGGAGGATCATATCAGACCCGTAATCAGTGATGCTGATCTGTTCACAGTTAAGTATCCGGTTCTCATCTCTGCTACAGCATCTGATGCTGAAAAGGCCAAGGCTCTTGAACTGGCCACAGTAAAGGCTCGTAAACTGTACAAGGGTTCAGGCACACCTTCATTCTTCACAACTGAGGATAACCTCACAAACTCTCTTATGAGAGAGAATACGATCGGCGAAAGGCTTTACAAATCTGAAGCTGAGGTTGCTACGGCTCTGAGGGCTAAGGAAATCGTTCCTGTTGAACCAATGGATGGAATGAAGATTGGAATCACAGAGAATAGTGTTACAACACAGTATGACGTTGCTGCAGTTCTTACTAATATGGGAGATTACAATATCGGAACAAATGGCGGAGCAAAGACTGATTTCTTCGACGATTTCGATATCGATTACAACCAGTTCAAATATCTGTATGAGACCAGAATGTCTGGT